CCGGTAGTATCATTTTGATCATATTCTGCGTCAAGTTCTACCTTGTCATAGTACACTCTATCAATGAATTCGCCCACATTAGTTTCCACAATGCCCATGCCTAATTTGTATTGATCAAAGTCGTCGCCGTCTGTTTCTACAAAGTAACTGGCAAAAGTTCCTTTCTCACAACTGTGAAATGCTAACACTGGCACATAATGGTTACCTTCGTCATCATCTTCATTTACAAGTTCAGGTTCTTCATTACCAAAATACCCGCCTTCTCTACCATACATATGAATAGGACTAAAACTACCGACTTCGTTATCGTAGGCATAGTCGTCTTCACCGTCTGCTGGAACTTCGAATACTGTTAATTCTGAATCACCGTACGCACTATTAATGTGTTCTATATCATCACATTCCCACATGTAATAATCTTCTCTTGGTGCAGGAATTTGTTCAGGATCATCATGCTCTGCATTTTCATCAAGTTCTTCGTCGCCACCCCAGTTATCAAATGATAAAACTGTATCAACTAGTTCACCTTCATCCATACCTATTGTTTTTGTTACAAATTCATTGGTAACTTCGCCTATTACCGTTTCGCCACCGTAATAACCGCTATCTATTCTAAATCTTCTTTTTGCCATTATTTCTCCTTAAAATACATCTGCTAAATCTACTACATCTGGTATCTTATTTGCTTCTTTAACAAATAATACACTTTTAGGAACTGCCTTTTGTTCTATAGGAGTTACTAATAAATGCCCTGGCTTTAACTTTGGAAAAAACCATTTGATGTCTTGGTAATAATTTGTAATAAATACCTCTTCTATTTCTGGTATCTTATTATTCATAGGATTAAAAACAGGAGTTTTAAATCCTCTATTATTTAAACTTGTAAGAGGTACAATCTCTATTTCTGTGTGATAGTCGTCATCGCAAATTGCTATACTCCAATCCATTGGCATTTTTACTTCATGCCCGCCAATGTTCAGAACAACTGCTGGTGAATAAAAACTTTCTAGAAAAATTAATTCTAGCCAATAGTAGTCATAAAATTCTGGGTCGCTAACGTCTAATATGCAGTACCTGAGATCGTTTATTTGATCAGGCACACTATCTAAATCATAGACATCGTTTTCAATTGTTAGTATATTCATATCTTCTCCGTAAACATAATTATAGCACCTTTATTTTAAAAGTCAATCTATATTTAAATATATTCTATTTTTGTAACCTTAAACGGATACTCTGCTTCTCTGTAAAATTTCTTTCTTTCTGTTAAATGTTTTTTACTGTATTTTAATGTGCTAGTAATATCAAACACATTCACAAAGTCTTTGTCTTTGGCTTTTCTTATACCCCTACCAATACTTTGTATAACTCTAACAAAACTTTTACCAGGCTCAATAAGTACTAAATTAAATATCCTTGGTATGTTAATACCAACTGCCGCAACACCATAAGTTGCAACAATTACTTTGCCTTCTGCTTCACTGACTTCGTCATAGTTTTCTTTTCTTTCTGACTGCTTCATGCCACCGCTTACAAAGACCCAGTCTGGGTTTTGTTCTATTAACAACTCGCCTGTTTTTATTCTGTCTACTAAAATTAATGTATTTCCATTGTCCGTCATGCCGTTTATTAGTTGACTTATAAATTCTATTCTTTCAGGATTGGTTGTTATCCATTTTAGTTCTTGTGCATAGTTACTAAAGCCTACATGCGTATCTGCTAACTGTAAAACATTTACTTCTAAGTTAGATAGTACACCTTTGTCTTGTAATTCTTTTGCACTTAATTGACCAATTACAGGACCAATTGTGCTAGTCATTGCAACTGCTTCATGCTGGTCTTTGGGTATTGTTCCTGTTAATCCCCAACGAATTGGCACATTAGAAAACACACTACTAAGTAATTGTTTTAGTACATCTGCTTTTGCTTTGTGTACTTCGTCAATCATAATACACACAACACCGTCAATGAATTCACCTATATCAAAATCTACTGCTTCTTTGGCCTTAGACTTTTTGTGTAATATTTCTAAACTTTGCCAAGTGCAAATTGTGTGCGTTTTATTGTATTCTTTTCTGTCCCCGTAGAAAACACCAACATCTAGTCCTAAATGCTTGTAGTCCGCTTCTGTTTGCGTTACAAGGTCCTTATTAGGCACTATCACTATTGTTCTACCATACTTCTCGCATTGATGACTTAGTGCGGCTGTTACTAGTGTTTTACCAGCACCTGTGGCAATCTCTTGTATACATTGTGGGTTGGCTAAAAACTTGTTAATTATTTCTACTTGATAATCTCTAAGTATAATTGGTAATCCTTCTGCAGGGTGTTTCTTAGGCCAACTAAATTCTTCATATGTATCTTGCTTTACTTCATCAAAACCAAAATCCCATTTTTCTCTTTTATCATCAAGTACAACTTCGTAACCTAATTCAGTTACTACAGGAATAAGTTGGTCTAAAAGATTCAAATAACTTCTGCCACCAACATCACAAAATCTCACATAGCCGTCCCAACGACCTAGTTTGTATGCCGGCATGTGATATGCATATGGCAAGAAGTATTTGCAAGTGTCAGATAGTTTTCTGCGTGTGGCTACGTCTAAGTCATGAAACTTGATGTTTACTTCATCTCTTATTTCTAATCTTGTTTGTCTAGCCATAAAATTTATTATACATTATATATGTGTGTTGTCAATCTATTCATAGTATACTTTTACAAATTTCTATGCTTCTTCTGTTGTAACCTGATTGCGATACTGTACCAAATCCTAATGAATATCCTGTGTTGTCTTGCTTATGATATGGCAAATAATAATGCAACTTTTCTATAGTTGCTACAGGTCCAAACACAATGATGTCAACACCGTTGTTGTACAGTTCTTTACCTCTTAAAAAATCTTCGTATGATGCAATTTTAATTGTTATAATATTATAGTCCTTAACTAAGTCGCATACTTCTTTAACATTTTCTGTGTCGTCTGGTAAAATAATACAAGAGATAAATTCTGCTGATTCCTCACAATGTGTTTTAAGAGTTTCAATGTCAATTTTGTTATCTTTAAATCCTACAGCAAGTCCTGTAGAATTAGTATTTGACAATGCATTTATTGTATTCATATCTGCGTTATTAACAGTAATAACACAATCCTTATGTGCTAACATATTATGTCTAAAATACTCTCTTGCAGTCATTATTGCTGTAAATATATCATTGCCATTGTTAGTAGATTGAAATGTAATATCAAAATATCCTGTTAATGAAAGTATATTTTTTCTTATATCAGAGACGTCAATATCTTTTTCTAGGTTATCATAAAAATATGAAAACGAAATATTTACTTCTGATTCTAGTACTAATCTGCTTGGTGATTGATGTAATGTTGCAAAGACATTGTTACCTTTTGCATTAGGTATTACTTTTATTTGATGCCATTTAAGATATGATTTTAGTACATCTTCGAGTGTAGGCTCAACAGACTCGTCGAGTGATAGTACAAATTTGTCGTCGTTTTTGAGTTCGTGTATTGATTCAAGTAAGTCATCTAATATATCTAAATTGATATATCTTCCATACCTGCTGTCCTCAATTTCACTATGTGTCCTATCTGCCATTGTTTGGTGTCTAATCCTTTCATTATACCGAGATACTTGTTTCTCAACAAACCAAATTGATTTGCCAATGATGTCAGTGTAACTACTTCATCATCGCCGTCAACATATTTGTCTGCATCTCTAGAGGTTAATTGTCTGTTGTAACTTTCCAAAAAGTTTCTAAATACTTTACTGCGTGTTTTACGCAATTGAATGTTTATGTGTTCTAGTATTGCTTCTATTTCTTGTAATTGATTGAACCTGTGTTCAGTAATGCCAGGTAATGCGGCACTATTACGTTCCACATTACCTCTAATATAACACTCTTTTTTTGCCTCTTCTAACTCTGCTTCAAAGTAGTCTATTGCATCTACAATGTTACTTAAATTATCTGAAACTTTGTTATACCATCCTGCCATTACTAATCCCAGTCTTCCTCTTCTTCGTCATCGTCTTGATAGTCCACTTCAAAATATTCTTCTATGGCTTGGCGTAAATGTTTATCACATTCATTAATACCCACCTCATCATAGTCGACCATTCCGTGTTCATCAAAAACTCTAACTAAGTTTGCACAAACCTCGTCACGTTCTTTAACGTTTACAGAAGGCTTGACACATTCCCAAGTCTCAATTATTAATGCTAGATCTACAGTCATTCAACATTCTCCTCGTATACTGAAGGGTCGTCAATTTCATTCTCGTCAATATCGTCATCGATATCTTCTGCTACTGCTTTAGGATTTTGACCCCATTCATCTATAATTACCTGAAGTTTTTCTCCTGACCAGCCTTTTCTGAACTCTTTTATTTCTTCTCCAGTTACAGGCGAAACATACGACAGTTTGTTACCAACTTTTTCCACAATGCCTTTTGCTTCAAGCATTTCTAACATACCACTGTAAGGGTCCATGCCAGTTTCATATGGAATCTTAATTTGTACACCTTCAAAAGGTTTGCTGTATCTTGACTTCATTACTTTACATGCCGCTCTAATACCTTGTACTGTTGACACCTTGTTACCGTCTGCATCTTCTTTGAGTTTTAGTTTTTTGATAGCAACTACTATGCTACTTGCATACACAAAGCCTTGTCCGCCACTGATTTTATCATCTGGGTCAAACATATCCTGTGATGCATAAGTGTGGTTAGTACACACTAAGCCGATTGGGTATGGTGCTAATTGGTTAACAGTATTTCTAACCAATGCTGTAAGAGCCTTTGGCTTACGACCCATGTCACCTTTCATGTCACCTTTTTGAAACTGATCTACATCTGTAGGGGTTAGCAACATACCCAAACTGTCCACAACAAATAATAACTTAGGCATTTCATCATACTCTAAATCACCATAATTGCTTTTATAGTCTTTCATAAACTCTGAAATAGATTTTGCCACATCATCAATCATTGACACACTAATCTTTAATAGTTTCTCTGGACTAGTGTCAACGTTTAATGCTTTGAGCCAATCGTCGTCAAGAGCATTTTCTGAGTCAAATAACACAACCTGACAGCCATGGTCTTGTGCATTTCTGACTAAATTACCTGAACAAATAAAACTTTTACCTGAACCGGACTCACCAGCGAACACACTAACTTTACCTAGTGGTACGCCTTTGTTAAAATCACCACTGATCAAATAATTGAGTGTGTGGTTTCCTGTGCTGATCCAATCTACTGGATCGTGAAAACCGGCACTAATACCACTAATACTTTTAGTGATGCCGGTTCTAAATTTGCTTAAATCAAATGGTTTTTGCATTTTATACTCCGTATATATTCCTTTCTTTTAATTCTTCGACTAGTTTCTGTGCCCATCTCTCGTGCCCTGCTTCATTGGCATGGCCTCCGTTAATTTTAACTTCTGGAAATTTGCCATTCATAATCCAGTCCCAATAACTTGTTTCCATATAATTGTTTTTATCTATTGCCTTATATAATGATTTATCAACTGGATGATCACCTGACCAAAATTTTACGTCTTCGCCTTCTAGCGGTGCTTCATCCTTTGTGTTTGTCATTACATCAAACATTAGATATGGAATGTTATTATTTTTGCATATATTTTCACATATATACATTGCCCTATATTTTTGTGCTAATAAGTCTTCTGCTAAACAGATAGGCAAAAACTGTTTATAAGTTTCATATCTTTCTGAGCCTTCTGTCATTTCTGGTGCTCTCCAACTGTTCACTAAATTATAATGATACGAACCGTCATCATCAAAACCGTCAGCATATTCATATCTGCCTAAACATGTCCAACCTAGTATAACTAAGTCTGGTTTGGGATTGTCTGCTAAGTATTCGACTAATAGTCTTTCAGTTCGCATAATACTAGCACCAGGTTGCCCTAGATTAACACATTCATCTATTTCTAATAGTTGTTTTAGTTTCTCTGGGTAAGCCTTGTATATTGATTCAGGGCGATTATCGCCTTCGCCATATATCTCTGACCCAAATGTGTGGCTATCGCCTATTGCTAATAATGTACTCATTTTTATTCCTTAAAAATGTAGCCATACTAGTTCTTTGAAGTAAACAGGACCAAGTATTCAAATCCCTAAGTATGGCTACCAGTCATCAACAATTACTGTTGACGATTCCTAATCATCTGCAGGATGTCATCTGCTGATGCTTTACCAGTTTCATTAGAAGTGTTTTCGGCAGAAGCACTTACTGTTTCTGTTACTGGTTGAACTGCCGGTGCAGGTGCTACAGGCTCAGCCGCTGGTGCTGGTGCCGGAGTAGTTTCTGCTACTGGAGTTGCTGGAGCCTGAGCCGGTGCTGAAGGTGTTTGTACCTTAGCAGGTGCGGCCTGGCCAATAGGTCTAAAAAAGTTACCGTACTTATCGTTGTCATAAAGTTCACCATTTACAGAATCTTGGAACATGTTGTAAATAACATCTACTTCCTCTGCTGATGGCTTCTTAGGTAAAAAGTCTTTTAGATCAAATAACCCATTTGTATCAACTGCGGCAAGTTCATTCTCATCTAATGATCTTTCTTTTCTTGCCCACTTACTTGTTGAATAGTCAGCATACTGACCTTTTGTGGTTTTTGTCAATCTAAAGTCTGTACCGTTGACATAATCTGTTGGAATATTTTCCATATCTGGGTCCATTAATGCACCCTTGATAATGTTGAATATTTGAGGTCCAATGATGAATCTTCTGATTGGATTCTCTGGAGTTGTGTCCTCTTGTAGTGGACTATCTACTACATACCCTTGGAAAATATAACTTCTCTTTTTCCAATACTTACGACCCATATCTTCTAATGAAGAATCTTTGAACCAAGGTCTGATTTCGTTATGAACCGGACATTGTTCTCCCCACATTTCCATACAAGGTACTTGTACAGTTGTAGGTTTCATATCACCACCCTTTATGCCAGGGAACTGTAAACGAATCATTTGTCGTTCAGTCCAAAAGAATGTGTTGTTGGGGTCTCCGTCTGGAAGAAATCTTAGTGTAGCACTAGTGCCCTCTGAGATGTTCCAAAATGGGTAGATAGCATTATCGCCACCTGTTTGTGAACCGCCTGGTTTAGTATCCATTGCGGCTAGTTTTGCTCTAATTTCAGCCAATGTTGCCATGTTTTTCTCCTTGTTTGCCATGTCGTGTAAACATAAATTCTTACACTTGTTTGCCTATTATAATGCCTTTTGAAGTTGAAGTCAACCTCTTTTTGCCATGTTATGTAATCTAATTTAAAATTTCTTCTAAATTAACTTTACTCTAATATATATCAGATTTAACAGATTTTGTTTAGTTTTTCGGTAAAATCAACAAATTCTACTAAATCTTGGTCTATATTACTTTCTACTTTCTCGTTTACTTTACTGATTAATTTCTTAACCATGTTTACAGTAAATTCGTCAAGTTTCTGATCTTTCAGAATCTTAACTGTTGTGTTGTTGATAAATTCTTTTAAGATCTTATCATCTATGCTTTCACTAATTGTATTTAATTTGTGTGCAATTTCAGATTTCTTATTCGGAAATTCAACAGCCTCTTCGTTAATTGCTGGTACACTGAATCTATTATTTTCAATAGAATTTTCAATGTATTCTGCAACTGAACGTTGAATATTAACTAGTCTATTAATGCTAGGAAATGCAGATTGTACAGTATTGTCAACATGCTTTTCTGTGAATAAACTTGATAAATCTTGTTCATCTTCGCTTAATGTCAATGTATTCATTGCATCAATTGTATCTACTGCTTTAGCATATGATTTTGCTCCACTTAATTGTTTTAAGTTTTGTCTCATTGTAGATATTGATTCTTTTGCTATTTGTACATACTCGTTGTTTTCTTCATTAACTAAACCTTTTCTGTCTACATATCTAACAAACTGTGATAAGTCTGTGATATTTTGTACCATTTCATTAATGGAATGACCTACTTGGTCAAAAGGATTACCGCCGTTATGTACGTGACGTGCCATTGCTCTGGCACCTGCTAAACTTTTATGAGGTAGTGCAAATCTTTCATCTGCTCGTTGTATAAAGATTTTAGATATTTGTCTGCTTCTAGAACCTCTAACTTCTTCGTTCACAGGTTTAGTGTGTCTTACAACTATTTTGACTGCGTCTAATGGTTGGTAACTTGTTTTGGTGCTACCATACATTTTTCCTAAACTTGCTTCTGTAACTTCTGATTTCACTTTATACTCATCATGTTTTGGTGTTATATTTTTGCCGTATATTTTATATTTAAAACTGTATAATCCGTTATGGGCAATTTCCTTTACACCTTTATGTATTTTATTTATGATGTCTTCATGAACAACTTTAGATCTACTTAACTTAACTTCTTTTTCTTCTGGATCTATAGTGACCATTAAGTTTGGATCACTGCTAAAAAATCTCTCGGCATCCTCAACTTCTAATGTATCGTTGCCCTGGTCGTCTTTTAAAGTCAGTTTTAAACCATTACCTTTTAGGAAATCAAATAGTTTACTGTTAATTTCTGCTTTATTGTTCATACTTATATTTATCAAAAAAACTAATTATAAAACACCTATTGGCATAGGACCACTGTAATCGTCATCATCGCCTACACTGGTTTCTATTTCGTCATATATAGCATCTTCGTATTGTGCTATGTATGTTATCATTCTAACTGCTACTAATGTAGCCATAACCAAGTCATCACTGCCTCCTGGTTTTGCCGCAAAGGTTGTACCACGTGCTACAAATTCTTTTAATTCTCTAATAATGTTTTTACTACGCAATTTAAGTTTACCACTTTCTATAAGTCGTTTCATTGCTAACGCACCTTCCATTTTGTTTTTATGATGTGTGTGGTAACCTTTTCTTCCTTTTTTGCCTTGTACTTTATTTGGTTCATGCAAGAATGTGCCTGGGAAACTTTCTTCGCCTGTGTCTCTGATTACTACTAATGCCGCTTCGCCGATAGCATTATTTTCTACAGTCCAGTATATTTCTGTAGCACCTTCGCTTTTTAATTCTAATGCTATATCTCGTAGTAGTTTTATTTGTCCTTCTATGGGAGTTTTATTGTGTTGCCATTCGCACACTTGATTCATACTAGGTAAATCATAACACACTATGGCCGCATTGTCGCCGCCTGTTCCTGTACTAGGGTCAAGTGTTATTACATATATTTTGTTTGGGTCAATGTTTTCATACCAACGTATTTGGCCACTGCGTCTGATTGGATCAACACCTTTCATGTCAACTAATTTAAGAGAATCTATAAGTGTTTCATCGTATATAATAAATTCACATTCGTGTTCACGTCTAAATCTTTCTTCGCCAATTCTACTACGTTCTGCTTTTGCCCAAAGTTCGTCTCTGTCTGGGTGCTCTTGCCAATTAACACGAAATGCTTTAAATCCATTTGTGCCTACGTCTTGTTCTTCTCCGTATTCGTCTACTTGTTGTATTGCTTGATGCCATATGTTTGCAAATGTGTCGTCGTCACTGTTAGGTGTACTTGTAACAATACACTTACCGCCTGTACTTAATGTCGGCGATAGTGCTGTCCAAAACTCAGACGCGATGCGTGGCGGTACGAATGCAAACTCATCTAAGTATACCAATGAAAGTGACATACCCCTACCAGTATTTTCAGTTGTTGTAGCACTAACTATCCTGCTACCATTATCAAAACTTAAACTACCTTTGTTGTATTCTGTAACACCTGCTCTAATATGATCAGGTACACTTTCGTAAGCATACCTAATACGTTGCATGATCTCTTGAGCACCTGTGTGTTTATGTGCCGCTACAAGTATTGTGCTGTCTGCTACAAACATTGCATACCAAAGTAAGTATGCGGCCGCACATGTTGTTTTACCAGTCTGTCTGGGTAACATGTTAATACTGTATCGATATTTAGAATATGTATCAATTAATCTTTCTTGGAATTCAAAAGGCTCAAACTTAATTCCGCCTTTTGTAGGGTGTTGTATTTTTACAAAATGTTCCATAAAGTATGCTGGACCAGTCATTAGATCCATACAATTTTGTAACTCAACGATTTGATCTTCGGTGAAGTTTTGCTTTGCAAATGCTCGTTTGGTTAAACTGTAATCCTGCGTTCCTTTAGGCATACAGTTATTTATGTGGGTTTTTGGTTAAGAAAAGTGTTTACAGGCTTTTGTAACGGTTCATTAATGCGTTAAGAATTTCTTTTTTATCACCACCTACTGGATCATATCCCATTCCTTTTGGTTTGAGACTAATTACCACAGGCTTCTTTTCACCTTCATCGTCATCGCCGTGTTGATCGCAGTCTTCACATTCGCACTCATCACCAGGCTTTCCGCAACCATCACACATATCGTCTGCGTACTCGCCTTGTTTTGGTTCTTCATCGTGATCATGTTCTTCGTGGTCGTGTTCTTCTTCTGAATCTTTGCCTTTAGGTAATGTGATACCTGCAAGTTTTAAAATGTCGTGTAGTTCGTCCATGCTGTCAGCATTAGCACTCACAGTAACAGTATTATCGCCTTGCTTCTTAGTCTTGCTATAAGTTACTGTTTCCTTATCATCGCTTTCGCTTTGTTGTCCATATGGAGAAGACATATAAAATGACTCCATGATGGAAATATAGTTTCTAATTTCGTCTGACATTATTGTACTACCGGTCCTTGATTAATTGGATACTCGTTACCTTGTACACTTGGATCGTGTGCTAGTCCTACTGCGTCTGCTAATGGTTTGAGGTCATCGCCCATCATCATGCTTTTGCTAGGATAGTTTCTAAAATAATCAGCACCTTTTTCATCTTTGATTTTTTGTAATTCTGCTATAAATTTTGAATTAAACTCTTCGCCGTACATTCCTAATTCTGCAAAGTCTAAATCTTTGTTTTCAATTTCGTAATGTGCTTGTTCTTCGTTTGTTAATTCTGCTTCTTCCATATCAGCATATCTATCCTTGTCATTTTCGATTCTGTTTTTTGTGACTTCATCTTCTAATGTTCTAGGACTTTCTACTGGTTGAATTACAACATATTCTGAAAGCATTTGCATATTTACTGCTACCCAAACTTCTAATAATCTTTCGTTTATTGGATATTTAAGTACAACATCTACACTTGTTACTTCTGTTGGTCCTTTTAGTCTTTTGTTTTTAAAGTCTAAAGGCTCATCTTGAATAGGAGTTCTTTTAGCACTACTAACACTCTCAACACCATACTTGCCAAGAATATTTTCTAATTGCTTGATACCTTCGTTGGTAACATCGCCAGCAAATTTGATTCTATAATTAAATGTTTTACTAAAACTTTCTTTTATAATTTGTTTAAAAGGTGCTTTCATACTATCTCCTATGTAGTTATTTATCTTTTTTGTTTAAAATTTGGAGGATGTGATTTCTATCCATTACACCGCCATCGCTACTAGTCTCTGTTCCTTCATTCTGATCTAGCCTCATTTTGCGTATTTGCAAGTCAATCATCTTTAATTTTTTGTCGACTTTGGCATTTTTACTGTCCATTGCTATTTGTAACATTTTACTTGCTGTTTCAAATACTCTTCCTGCATGAGCATCTTGCACATTCATACCTAAATTCATAAGTTCATCATAACTATCAATTGCCTTCTGTGCAATATCTTCCATTTCTTTATCATGTGTTTCTAAATCTTTAACTCTAGGTAAAGCAGAATCAATTTTTTCTGCATTTGTTAATGCTTCTTTGATTTCTACTTCTGTAATTTCTTTGCTTTCTTCTTTTTTCTCAACAGGCAACACGTCTTCTATTGGAGGCAAATTAAATTCTTCTTCTAGTTTGCGTGTCATAGTTGTATTTAGTTCTTTCTCTTCTTGGTGTTCATGTATATGTGATTCTCATTTAACACTCTAAACCGTACACCTTTGCGTTGGCACCACTCATTTGCGGCTGTCCATTTGGCTAAGTTAATGGCAACTTGAATTTTTTCTGCACTACTTCTTGCACTTTCCATTGTACTTTGACTGCCTGGTTTTATCTCAATTACTTCCATATGATTCTTGCCATCTTTATCAGTGTAAATTACTGTAAAGTCTGGTACATATACTGTATGCTTTCCTGTTACAGGGTGTCTGTATGGGATTTTTAAATTTTCACTTGCCCATTGTGTAATATTAGGATGACTGTCACACATGTTCATAAATGCTAGTTCCCAACTACTGCGATAGTAAGGAGTTTTAGCACCTGTGTACTTTCCGGGATTTTGTGGTTCGAATGTGCCTTTGGCGTATTTGGCCATGTTACGCCCCTATGAGTAGGCGAACGTATTTATTTGATTTGATGTTTACAGAGTTTTGAAATCTTACCGAATTTGGTAAGGTATTGTTGATAAGAGCCATTACACTATTGTTAATCAGTATTTTGTTATCTTCTTTTGTATACAGAGATAGCATATCTACTTCTGTGTTATCTGCAATTTCTTTTAGTGTGATTGTATAGAAGTTTGCTAATTTTTCTGTTAAACCAGCACTTTTAAAATCTGCAAATACCTGCTCAATTTTATATCCGTCTACACCGTTTTTAATTGTGTTTGCCTGTGTTGTTAATTGTTTTATTTGTAGTACTTCAGGATTGATACTTAAATCTTCACCTGTTTTGGATATAATTTTATAGGAGTTATCAGACTTATTTGTGTCAAAATCTACTCCAAAATTTTTGTATATGTTACTCATGTTTTATATCTTGAACTTGCTAAGGTTTTTGTTATTTTTCTTGAGTAATCCATCGGTAAGTTCATTTGCTTTTTTTCTAACAGCATTACGAACTAGGTTACCAAAGAATCCAACTGCTTCGGGATCTTCACCTGCTGTTTTTATACTACTTAAATCGCCACCGTAGTCTTGTCTTGGTGCTGTATTTACAGCAGTTAAATTTTTGCCTCTATTGCCGGCACGTTGAGTTAATCCAAATAAACCTTTTACAATTCCTCTTAGTCTATCACCGGTTGGATTGAATGGTGTTGCTTTAGTATAATCTTCTATAGCCTCTTGTAAGAATGTGCTTTCCTCATCAAAATCAAAATTTATAACAGGAGAATAATGTAACTTTTCGTATTCAAATGCAAAAGTTATTTCCTGTGAACTTCCTGCTCCTGCGTAATCTAGTGGCGTAAACGACACATCACTGATCATCGGATTGACGGCTGTTGTGCGTTGTACTGTTTGACCATGTATTTGATAAACATGAATATTATTAAAGAATTGTGCATTTGTGGCATTATGAACATCTATACCATCGAATTGACTCATATGGTCGCCTTCGTGTCTTATTAGTTTACTATTATGTATTACACTATTCCAGTCTTGGAGTTCACCTGAAGCAACTCCTGGAACTGCTTGAGTATGTCTGCCATCAGTAAAATGATAATTGTAATATACTTGCCACAGTTCTTGCCATGTACTCGATACATCATCATGTACTGTTACATTAAAAGGTTTGAATTCTTTTGTTAAAATTACTGGAACATTTTTATTATACTTTGGTCTTTTTTCAACTGTCACAGCCATACTTGGCATATCAATTGTTTTGACCATTTGTGCTAGGGAATAAGGCCCAGTCTTATTTAAAAATAATGCTTGTAATGTGGGATTTAGTTCAAAATGAACTATATACTGAAACGGCAAACGAGGGGGATTGCCGGTACTAAAACTCGCTAGTTTACTACTTGCGTGTCTAGGTCCGGCTACATAAATCCCGTTTTTAACTTGTCCGCCGATTAACTCTTTCCAGAATTTCGCCATCGGTCCTCCCTATAGATATAGGCCTAAATTATACTCCAGTGCCTGGTGTTGCTGGTAGTGGTGATACCAATGGGAATGGGTCACCTGCGGCAACTTTACCACCGAGTGTATTAGGTCCTGCCACATGTACCGCGTTATCGTATCTGACGTTCAAGTCTAGTTGAACAATTTCGCTGGCATCATATGAGTGATCACTATAGTTAACCTGTTGTAGCATACATCCTTCTAGTTCCCATTGCTCTGTTGGCTCAGCATTTGTACCATCTAAGACTTGGATAAGCATATCGAATTTATAGTCTCCACCACTAACTGCGGTAGTTTGTTCGAAATGGTTAAATTGTCTTTGGATTTGCTGACCGACTAAAGCGGAAACTTGGTTAGTAATATCATCCCTTAAACTGAGATTAATCGCTTCCCATTGATGTTTACCTGAAATATATGCACGAGAGTTATAACTGTGAACTTCAACTTCGTCAACATTAAATGTTGGTCTAGTTACACTCACGATGTTACTTGTAAACTCATCGGTTCTACCACCTGCTCCAAATCCAGTTACGATTACACGGAATCTGTATTTGAGTTTAGGTTGTAAAATACCTAATCGAGCACCTTCAATAGGTACACCAAATTTATCTTTTGTTACTGCCATCTTTCGATCTCCTAATCACATGTTATACATGCTAATTACATTTATTTATCATCTTTCGGCCAAAAATAAAGGGCGGAAAAATCCACCCTTTATAATTTTTAGAATAATCTTATTCTGAGCCTGTTTGACCAAGAGTTGACTGAATTCTAATCGGAATGTATATAAATTCAACTGCTTTAGTTGGCTGAATTGCTATATCCAAGTATAATTCGTTTTTGTCAATCCTTGCAGGTGTGTTATTTGTTGTATCACAAACACTAATAAAGTCAAATAGACCTCTTAGTGTAACTAGTTCTGATAATAATGAATCAGCAACTCGCTTAACACCTGATCTGGTTATACCATCATTTGGTTCAAATAAGAAAGGCTTAACTGCGATATCTAATTGATATCTAATATAGTTTACAAGCCTTGCTACGTTAATTCTATCTAATGCACTTGCAGTTGGGTTTAGAGTCTTCTGTCCAAATACAACTAAGCCTCTTCCTGGGAAGTTAGCAATTGGATTAACTTTATTTGCATAAAGTGTATCTCTTTGTCCGTTGTTTAATGAAACAGGTACAAACTCGCCACTTGGTCCGTCAACATAACCGACACTAGTTGCGTTTTGTACTATACCTCTTTGATACCCTGCTGGTGCAAACCATTGATATGCCACATTGTCATTAAATGCAAATGTTCTTAATGCAATATGAGAAGCCGGTACAGCAACACTACTTCCGTCTAAGTTTGTTGTTAAACCTGATGGATAGTGAACTGAAACGTATGGATTACTTGCAATAAGTCCATCTTCACCGTTTTCACTTGCGTTATTGGCATTGGTTGACCAGTTTTTAATGCTGGTTGCATCTGATTTTAATCTCATTGGACTATCACCAACAATAAATGCGACTTCTTTCTTATCTGTGTTAAGAGTAATCATCTCATCTATTAGTTCTGGATATCCAGGAGCGGCAATCAAGTTGTAGAAATTAACTTCACTTCTGATTTCGCTATTGTTTGCTAATGCGGCCTGCATTGATTGTACAATAACTTTTCTTTGTGCTTTTCTACCCATGTATGGTGAACCGTCTGCTTTGTTGCCTGACTCACTTACCCATACGTTAGATAGTGTACCGCCACTGTAAGAATATGAAGTGTAGTATTTCTTAACGTTTTTACCACTGGCTCTAAAGTTCCATGCTAAAATACCAAATGGTACTGTTGCTGGATCTTTTGCATCTGCGTCTACCACTGATGCGCCATATGATGCTAAATCTAAGAACAGGACGCCGTCTGCTGATACTTGATCTGAATTATCAACTAGTACCCATGCACTTGATTTTCTTTTGTAAATTAATGGATAATCTTCTAAATTATCTGAATCAACCCAAAGGTCGCCGTCCACTAAAGAACCGCCATCGCTTTGTGTTGTAGGCTCACTCGCCGCTACGTTTACATCGTAGTCTGCTGAGTATTTTGTCCATGTTGCAGTTCCGCCAACATTTTTGTTGTACCAAATGTCAACATTGTTACTGCTATCATACCAAAGTTTACCTGTTGCTAAATCACCAGTTGGTGCTGTAGTACCAAATTCATAATTTTTACTATCAATTTGTGCAACTGTTCCAGAAACGTCTGCAACTTTAAAGTTACTGTAATTACCTGTAGCAATGTTTAATTCTGTGAATACATTAAATGATACACCACCTACATCTCCATTGAAAACATCAATGTCTTTACCGTCATTGGAAACAAGTGTAAGTTTACCAGATACGTTTGATGCTACTACATTTGTTGATGATAATTGGTCATTTATGTCTTGAACAATGTCATCAACACTAACGTTACCGTCGCCACTTGTATCAGTTGAAAATTTAACATCAATATTTGATGCACTATTATCAATTTTTAATCTGATACCATAGTCTGAACCGCCTGTTTGTTTTGCTATTGCAGTATCGCTAATAGCGGCTGAACTTTGTATTTGTAAACTGCTTTGACCGTTATGTCTTCTTAAAGCAAATCTTCCATGTACGTCTGAGTCCAGTTTATTACCTGAATCATATTCTACAAAGAATGTGCCGGCGTCTGGTGTTGCACCAATGCTTGTACTTGCATAAGCACTTGCTGAATTGGCATAACCTTCTGCTGTTGTACTGACCCATGATGCAGTAGATGAGTTATAAACTTTTAGTCCATACTTTAATCCACTTGCGGCTGATGTTGTTTGAACAATTAAATCGCCACTTTGAAGAGCACTACTGTCTTTTCTTGTAGTTGGTCTGTTTAAATGAGTCACAAACTGACAGTCTTTAGAAGTATTAGATACAAATGTACTTGCATCTGTCAACTCATGCCATACAGATGATGCTTTTAAGTAATATACTACTTCTGCTTTTGCTTTACCGTTTTGATCTATACCTAAGATCCCGATATCGCCATTTTTACCTACTGATGGTTTTGGTACGCCACCGCTGGTAATTTCGTCTTTTGTAAATATTTTTACGTCTGTTTTTTCTTCATACTTTGATGAAGATGTGTTATATTCGAAGATACCCCACTTAGTAGCACTTGAGTCTACCCATATAGTTGCATCTGCCGGATCAGCCGACGGTGCATTTGACAATGGTTTTAATTCATCTAAGTCTACATCTGATCTAAGAACGTATGCTCTTGAAGCCAGACCTAGAAAACTATGTGCGGCTAATAAACCGTACTCGTTTAATTCGTAACCATGTTGTGGAGTTCCTCCTGTGCTGTAGAATTGTGGATTTCCGTATTGCTGTAACAATTCTCTTTGACTTGTAATTAAGTAAAGTTCATTGTCTGTTTCTGCTTTGGAGTAAGGTGCTAGACCCGATCCATCAGGATTAGATTTGTTCTTTGCTGTTGCAATTACAATCAAAGGTACTGTTCCAGGACCGCCAGGCGAATAAAACGATTCGTCTGATACTGAAATATCTACACCAGGTGATACTAATGTTGCCATATTTTTCTCCTATAATACCTTATTTGGTTACATGTATTTATTAAAAAATGCAATAAATGTGGTATTATAAAAATAACAAATCAGTAATTCTTATAAAAAATGATAAATAAGACCTTAAATTATCTCTATGGTATTATCTGTGAATATTTCTGGTTTTTGTGGAAGTTTTTCAATAATTTCATCTATTTGTTCAAATAGTTCTTCTTTGGTTCCGTTATTTTTTACTGTAAAGTCTATATGGCAACCAATCCAATCCCATTCACTTGCGTGAACATGTTTGAAATCTCTATTCATTATGTGCCTTGCTACAGCATCACCTTCATTGGCCTTAAGTGCAATATCATACCATTCAGGTTTTTCTTCTCTTTCTACTAAAATAACAGTACCATTCATTGACTGTATAATGTTGACTTCGTTTTGAAAACGACAATCGCTTATAACAACACATTCATTTTGATGATGCAGTTTTTTAACTCTGTATTCTAAACTGCTTATCCATATATTTTCGTTGAAATGATTACGCATTACATCTGTGCCTATTAATTGTAATGCTAATCTTGGAGTAAAATTAGGAATACTTAATTTTTTGCTCCAAAACATATCAACAGTTTCTCTGAACTGTCTACTTTCGTCTGATTCACCTTCTAGTAATTCTCTTTCCCAGCCAAATACGTTTGCACATAAGTCTTTTAGTGGGCCTGCGAATGATGTTGGAATGCAACCTTTAGTTGCCAAATATTGTGCTACGGTGTTTTTACCTGATCCTATATTACCTAATAATCCTATTGTGTTCATTTATCCTATAACAAAGCCGTAATTTTTATTTCCTTCTTCCATGTTAATTATTGACTGTAGTAATCTTTCCTTCTCAGTCATGGCCTCTTGCTTTAAAGCCTCGCCGTTTAACTGAACGGAACCTTGTGGCCCTGGCAAGCCTGAAGCATACTTACTTCTTGCTTCACCAAGCATCATTTTTGCTTCTGCTAATGCCCAATCTGCCATCCATGGTCTGGAATACTCGTTTTCTAATAAATTTTGTTCTGGCACTAAATTAGAAATCTGTATCATTATGTCTTCTGTTATAGATATCTTACGCAATAATTTTAACACTTTGGTATTTGTGTTGAATGTAAAGTCGTAATCACCGCCAAATATTCTATTAAGTGTTTCTTTGTATTGAGTAAATGCATCATAGTTGGCTAGACCACCAACAACACCTGCATTGATTAGATATGTGTTTTGAAATGCAACGTCAAACGGATCAAAGTTTGTACCTGTACCTATGTTACCACCACCAACACCTCTTCGATATACTCTTCTGATATTTAACACTTCACCTGGAAGTGTATATTCTTGTACATCTGGTTGTGTTTGCAAAAAAGCATAACTTTCTTCTACAGCAGAATCACTTCTACTTCTGATTGTTTGTATTGCTCTGTCTATTGCTAGATTATAGTGTTCTGGATCTAATTCCACGTCGATCATTCCGTCACCTAAACGTAACTTGATCTCTGTAATTAGTCTATCTCTAGGGGTTTCTGTTGCACTCATACAACTATTTATCAAAAACTCTTAAGTATAATAGTATGCTCGTTAAATCTACCGTTCATTTTAGTAGGTGTTGTAGTGAGTTCTTCAAAGGATTTTTTGCATTTCATTTTACCTGCATCAAATCCTTTAAGCATTTCTGCTGGTTTTCTCAGTGTTTTTTGTATACTAGTTTCTTCATCAAAATCCTGTAGTGTTGTTCCTTTAACCATTATACCTGTTCCAGGTCTTTGCATGTTTTTTGGATCTATTGTTTTAGCATGATAAACACCTATCTTTCTAGTCTTAGTGTTGTATACCCAAACTTCATTAGCATAAACTATATCTGTTGGGTGCAAACTTGCTAATCCTAACTCTGGAAAGTTTACAGCATACTTTAATTTCTTTACGATAGCCTCTTTAGACCGTGCCTTAGGCTTACGAGCCTTGCGTGTAGTGGCTTTTGTTGCCACAATAGTATCACAAGCAGTATTGATCTTTTCAAACACTTGTAAGAAGGTTTTACGCATTTTAGCATCAAAGTGACTATAGCCTTCTTTTATGTCTTCGTCTTGCCATTCAACTACTAATTTTGCTTCGTTGTATTGTGCTTCAAAATCTTCTTTAATTATTTTAGCATGAGGGCCTTTAATTTCAGGCTGATAAGACATCATCATTTTATACGGGTCAAACTCTTTGAGTGTTTTTTCTCCATCAATCCATTGATCAATAAAGAATTCAAACTCACCGCATAAATCAGATACTTGTTCTTTCATTCTTTGCTGTATACTGATTACAGGCTTGGCTAATTTTGCTTCGACTTTTTCTATCTTCTCTGCTAGAGCCTTTTTGCCTCTTGGCATCCATTCTTCATTTTTACGTTTTTCGTAATGTTCGCGTAAATGGTCTGGCATGTATCCTAATTTGTGCCATACAAAAAGTGTGCTTATGCAAGAACTAAAAGTCCAGTCTGGATTTGCTAAAATAATTTTTACTTCCTCAGGCGTCCATCCTGCATGATCTTTGATCCAACTTTTGACAATAGGTAATCCTTTAGTTTTACTAACTTCTGTTCTAGCAAAGTATTCGCAACTGCGAAATGCTTCTTTTTGTTTTTCTGGGTCAGTGATTAACTTCAGAGTCTTCCAATCGGGCTCTGTAGTGATATACACTGATCGCTGTTTTTTCTGTCTAGCCATACCAATAATTACTCATTTTAAAAACTATATATAATTTTTTTGGCAAAAAAGGTGTCAAATAAAGATATATTATAGTATAATCTCGTCTTTTGTCATTTCGACGTATCTTATTTGAGGGTCTCTTTTGCGTGGTTTACCCAACGCCCAGAACTTCTCAAACATAAATCCAGCACCAAGTTTGATACCTGTGTCTATGCCTTCTTTGTAACCAATATTGTATGAAGTGTAACCTACACCTAATATACAAAAGCCAAATATAATGTATTCTGCAATTTCCATGTTCTTATAATAGCAAAAAATTAAACCGTTGTCAATCTGATAAATAGTGTTATGCCTAAAATTAGTTTATGGAATCCAGTAAAACGTAACGACTATAAGTTTGTTGATGGTATTGTGGCGGAAAATATTTATGCCGGAGGCACTGGCGTAAATATTCACAAATACTTAGGTGTACACGATCAAGGTGACACTAATGATTTTACACAACCACAACAAGATAACAGTTACGATTCAGACGGTAATCAAAAAACTGGTGAAACATTTATACAAGATGTGTTGTTTTTAGAAAACAGAGACAGAAAGTATGATGATAACATATATGAACTAAGAGGAACATATACTGTAAGTGATTCAGACTTTGATCTAACACAATTTGGTATGTTCTTACAGAATGATACATTGTTTATGAATTTTCATATTGAAACAATGGTATCTACACTAGGCAGAAAACTTATGGCAGGCGATGTTATCGAGTTGCCTCATTTGAGAGATGACTTATTACTAGATGATCGCAAAGATGCTATAAACAGATTTTATGTAATTACAGATGCAAGTAGGCCTTCCGAAGGATTTGATCCTAATTGGTGGCCTCATATGTGGAGATGTAAGTTAGGCCCAATAAGCGACAGTCAAGAATACAGAGATATTATTGGCTATGGCGACGAAGAAGACGATTTACGAAATATTATTAGTACATATAAGGATGAAATTGATATTTCAGATGCTATTGTGCAACAAGCAGAAAATAATGTACCACATGATCCATACTATGCCGCCGGTGCTCATTTATTTGTAGATGAAAATGCCAAGGGCAAACCATTTATTGGAACTGTCGAAGGTGCTCCAAATGGTGCAACATTATTAGGTAGTGGTATAACATTTCCATTAGCCGCAGTTGATGGCGATTATTTCTTAAGGACAGATTTTAATCCTAGCAGGATATTTAAAAAATCAGGTAATCGCTGGGTTAAAGTTGCAGATGATAGTACGCGAGTGTTCTCGAGTGCTAATAGAATATTAGATGGGTTTATAAATAACACAGCAGAGACAACAAACACAGACGGTACTATAACTAATGAAAGAACAAACCTCAGTAAAGTTGTTAAACCTAAGACGGATAATTAACTATGCAGTACTGGTATGATGAACAAATAAGACGATATATTCTACAATTTATTAGAATATTTCATGCATTCAAAGTTAAAGAAGGCAGTAGGGACGGTGAGGACGAAAGATACAATACTGTGCCTATAAGATATGCAGATCCAAGCAGAATGGTTTCGCATATTCTTAGACAAAATTCAGAAAATGTTATTAACAGTACACCTTTTATAGGTGTTAGCATACAAAGTTTGCAAATTGCTAGAGATAGAACTCAAGATCCTTTCTTTACAGATACTAAAAGTATCACAGAAAGAAAGTTTAATAACGATACACAAAGTTATGAAGCAGAACAAGGCAATCAATATACAATTAATAGATATATGCCAGTTCCATATAACTTAACCATGCAAGTTGATATATGGACACCCAATACTGATACTAAATTACAGTTAATGGAACAAATACTAGTTCTATTTAATCCAACAATACAGTTACAACAAAACTCTAATCCGTTTGATTGGACACAAATTGTTGAAGTAGAATTAACCGATATACAGTTTACTAATAGAAGTATTCCTGCAGGTGTAGACGAGCAAATAGATGTTACAACATTAACATTTACTTTGCCTATTTGGATTAATCCACCTGCTAAAGTTAAAAGACAAAGTATTATACACGAAATACATAGCAATATTATAACAGATTTTGGTGGGCAATCACTTAGCGAAATTGGATATGATGAAGACATACATGATTTCTTTAGAAGTTTTGATATCCAATCACGTTTAATTGTTTCACCAGGTAATTACAAAGTTAGTATTTTAAGCAATTCTGCAACTCTATATGACTCAGGTGGTATAGAGACAAAGAGTTGGACTGAATTACTAGCCATGTACGACAAAGAATTAATAGATGATACCAGCATTTTAAAATTGAAAATTACAAATGATATGGAAGACGACTCGCAGGATATTGCAGGAACTATTGCAAAACATCCGTCAGACGACAGCCAATTAATTTTTAATCTAGATACTGATACATTACCCGCTCCTACTATAGGCAATATTGAAAAAATTATCAATCCACATAATAATATACCAGGTGATGGTACACTAGCAAACCTAGAAATTGGTCAGCGATACTTAATTACAGAAGATCTTTCAAAAACTGGTTATCCAGAGTGGAACATTGACGCATCAGAAAATGACATAATAGAATTTAACGGTTCTAATTGGACGGTTTCATATGATGCAAGTGCCAACATTAATACTACAGCAGTAACCAGAAACTTAAATACAAACAAAGTATACAAATGGACAGGAACACAATGGCTGAGCATATACGAGGGGGAATACAATCCGGGATATTGGACTCTAGTCCTATAGAACCTTTTGTAGGTGTTATAGGCGTAGGCACATTATTTCTTGCTCTTGATACAGAACGTGTACTTTTACAATTCAGAAACAGCGACAAACGACATAAACACACTTGGGGGTTTTGGGGAGGACTTGTTGAAAAAGGCGAGTCACCGTATGAAGCCTTAACACGTGAACTTGATGAAGAATTAGGGTTAGTTCCAGATATTAATAAACTAAATCCTATTGATGTTTATCAAAGTAAGGACAAAAACTTTATGTATTATAGTTTTGTTGCAGTCATAGAACACGAATTTATGCCAAATTTAAATGGTGAAAGTTGTGGGTATGCTTGGGTAAACATCGGTACATGGCCAAAGCCATTACACGAGGGTGCCAGAGCAACCTTAAGTTACAATAAAGGTAACGAAAAACTTGAAACTATATTAAATTTACATAAATGCCAGACATAATAGATTTTAAAAAGATAAGACTAGAAAACTTACTGATAAAGTTTGCAAAGTCTAACGAAGTGCCAATCGAATTTATCGATGGTCGCATGAATCCTGATGATTTGCATAGTATGTATAAAGGTGCATTATACGAGTATCATCTCAAACTTCTCAATAAAATAAGACGCATACTTGCTAGTAGATTGCGTAAAAGTCAAGAAAACATTTATGAATCGTTTATGGAAGAGTACTTGTATTTTTATAAACATCAATGTACCAAAGAAGATAAATGGAAATTTCCTATTGTTAGTTCTAAGTACAGAGAAAACTTAAATCCTATTCGAGCATTATACTACGAATTACTTAATATAATGAACAGTTATAACCCCGAAAGTCATGTACATGTTTTTGTACTAGATATGTTTAAAGATGCAGAATGGCGTAATACTATTATTAATTGTGTGCAAAGAGACATTAATGCAATAGATCATATAACATCAACATATCATTACCCATTAGAAAAAATTGGCGAGAAGCCTTTTGAATTTCTTTATTTAATAGAACTTAAAAAAGATCTAGTTACTGCAAGAAGTGTGTTCCGTTCTATGGAACATTGGTCACCTGACGAATAATTACTTGTAAAGTTTTCTAACTTTACCATCAAATAATGGAGCATACATTCTAACTGGCTCTTCCTTACCTTTCACAGTAACTTCGCCTATGCTACTAAATGCTATATCACTGCATTGCAAGTATGTATATTCAGAAACAATAATTGGTGTGTCTTCTGCTCTTGTTTGTGCTTCGAGTCTAGCACCTAAGTTTACAGCATCACCTACAACACTATAATCCAATCTAGTTTCAGCACCCATGTTGCCGACAATACATGTACCAGTGTTTACACCTGTACCAAATTTCACTCTTGGCAAGCCACGTTGTTCCATTTCTTTTTCTAGTTCGTCGCCAAGTAGTTCAATTTCTATTGCTGTTTTAACTGCCATCTCAGCATGATTTTCACATGGTAAAGGTGCATTCCAAAACGCCATTATACAGTCGCCCATGAACTTGTCTATTGTACCGCCGTTCTTCAAAACTATCTTAGTCATTTTATCTAAGAAACTGTTTATTAGTTCTACTAATCCTTCTGGGTCATCTGCTTTCATATACTTTTCTGATATGGGCGTAAAGCCGACTATGTCAGCAAACATAAAACTCATTTCTTTTCTTTCGCCACCTAGTTTCATTAAACTAGGATCTTTAACTAACATATCAACATAGTCCGGGGATATGTAAGTACCAAACTGTCCTTTGATTTGTTGACGTAATTTGTATTGTTTATAGAAGTTATTAAATGCTGATTGTGTAAAAATTAAGAAGCCACTTAGCACAGGAAAAGTAGCATCTACTAACTGTAATTTGTTTTGGTATAACCATACACTACCATATGCTTCTCCACCTAAAATCAGCAGTGAAATAGGTGCTGTCCACAGTAAAGGTAATCTATACACCGCGATGGCTATTAAAATCATGCCACACAACGCACACAGAAGTTCTATAAGCGGCGATACTTGGTTCCGCTGTATGTTTGATCCATCTATAAAATTTTGTAGCATGTGTGCTTGTATATGCTGTGGATACATATTGCCTCTTGGAGTAGGCACAGGGTTAGCAACACCCTCTGCTGTAACGCCCACAATTACAAATTTGCCACCCATATTTGGCAAACTGTTTATGTCTACATATTCTACTTCTTCAAATGTATTATTGTAACGTATATATGCATCACCTTTTGGTAATGTAACTATTGGATCAAATGGCGGAACAGCAAATTCATCTATTCCTATATTTGTTGTTTTAATTATATAACTGGGTTTGCCTGTTTGTACTCGCAACATCTCTATTGCAAAACTAGGATATATTTTTCCTTCTACTCCTATTGCTAATGGATATGTTCTTGTTACAAAATCGGGTTGCGGAGCGGAGGCGTTGACACCTATGCCAAATGCTTCTGCTTCTAATTCGGGTATGTTTGTTACTAAGTTAGGCCATGTTAATAAAAAGTCTTGTGCCTTTGTAGGTCCAATAACTCCTGTACCTATATGAGGTCCTGTTGTTTTAACACCTCTTGTACTTGGTGTTTGTGATAACACAATACCGTTGCCTTTCAACCAACTTGCTAATGTAGGGTCGCCGCCAAACCTATCTGCTTCTGGAAACATAACTGTAAGTCCAATTATGCCTTGGTTCTTCTGTCTTAGGTCATGGATTAGTTGGGCAAAGTTTTGCCTTGGCCATGGCCATTGTCCCCATTGCTGTAAACTCTTTTCTCCTATGTTTACAATAACAACTTCGTTACTTTGTTTGATTTCGTCTAGTTGCTGATAGGCGTCGAATGTTTGATTTCTTAAATTTTTAATTGGCGTAGGGTCTGCAACTTGTAAACCTAACAATAGTGCTATTGATAAAATTACAGCATAGCCACTGTATAGCCATTTCATTCTTTAGGATATCCTTCGTACCATTCTTTTATAGTATTAACTCTAACATCTCGCCATGCTTTTACGTCAAGGCCCCAACATACTACTGCATCTGGACTAGAGTACTTTTTAATTTTTAATGATTGTCCTGATATATCGTTATTTAATGTGCAGGGCATTGTACGAATTTCCCCTGTATCTATTTTTTCAAAAACGATTGTAACAACGCCTTTTTGCAAGGCACTAATAATTTTGTCTGAATCCATCAATCTACAAATGCTCTTTCTAACATAAAGTCGCCCATTTCACCTGTGTTGCCCTCTTGCCAATTAAGAGTAGTAAAAAATGAACGACATTCTTTATTCATACTTGGAGAACCACATACCATAACACCGTCTCTTTCTTTTAAAAATCCATTTGGTAATAAGTGCTCTATGTATTGCCAAAACCTACCTTCACGTTTATATTCTTCTCTTGTTACAGTTGGTATATAAACAAAAGGCATATCTTCTGCTATAGTATTTAGTTTTTCTTCGTATGTAATTTCATTTACATTTCTCACAGTATGAAATAAGTAAACACGTTTGAATCTGCTGTATGTTTCAGGGTCTTGTGCTATACTGACAAAAGGTGCAATGCCTGTGCCTGTTGCTAACATAACTAAATTTTCTTTGGGTGTTAAATAATCTACAACTAAACTGCCTGTTACTTTTGGGTTCACAAGTATTTCATCACCTACTTGTATATTTTGCAATTTGCTTGTTAGTGGACCATCAGGAACTTTAATACTTAAAAATTCTAAATGATCATCGTAATTTGTACTCACAATACTGTATGCTCTCATAATCTTTTTAGGTAATGGTCTGCCTTTGACTGTGGTATCTACATCAAGACCTATCATAGCAAATTCGCCATTTTTAAATCTAAATGTTTTATCTCGAGTAGTTTTAAAACTGAATAGTCTATCCGAGTAGTGAGTTATGTCTATTACTTTTTCTTTTAACACAGATGTATTTATTGTTAATTTATTCTATTGCAATCTCGTTTGGCTCTCTTTAGTAACCTAAAATTATTTCCAACAACTGCCGCATATAACATATTAGTATTATCTAGTTCTTCAGGGTCTACATTTTTCCAGTAATCATTGTAAAGTAAGCCAGGTATAAGTAGTACACTTTTTGTTAATACTAATCTAGTATTACTAGGCGAGTCTGTAAACAACGGATTTACTTCTTTTATACAATCGTACTGTAATGCTTTTGATGTAGAGTATACATCTAATATTTGGAATGTCCAAAATATTGCCCATTGTTTATTTGTTGCGCCTTCTCGCATATCAAATTTTGGTACTAAGGGTGGCAGTGGCTCGCACTCTGGGGGATTGTTGTCACAATAGTTAAAGTCTATTGGCATTTTGTAAGTTAGATCTAACTTAACGATATGTTCCTCTGCTATTGCTAACAGAGGAAATATCATGATAGGTAAAAGTAATAATAACTTATTCACATTCCTTAGGATTCTTGGAGCAATATTCCATAACTGCTTTTAGAAGTTTAACCTCCTCAATCAATTGTTTAATATCCTCGTCAGTCACCTGCTCACTCTCTTTCGAGGGTGTTGCTATACCTTCCTGCTTTTTAAAAAACACAAAGGGTTTAAAGAATGAGCGTCTTACTTTTTTGGCTCTTCTTTTGCTTCTTCTTTATCGTCTTGAACTGCGTCTGTAGATTCATTTACAGAATCAGCAACAACTTCGACTGAACCAGCAACAATATCACCAGCACCTTGGACTATGCCAACGCCTAGTTCAGCACCTGTTTGTAAGGCATTTCCTGCCTCATTAACAACTGCGCCTGTTACTTTAGAGACACCAGTAAAAACTGTGTCTGTAGTATCGGCTATGCCTTCTACTACTGCTTCATTGATGGTACCAACTGTAGCACATCCTTGAGCGAAGATAACAAAAAATATACCAAAGAACATGTTTTTAAATTCTTTCATATGTTTTCTCCTTATATATAAGTGTTATAAAACCATCTGTTATTATAACATAATATATTTATCATAAAATTAAAACCCTAACCTATCATTTGAAGCATTTCCAAATATACTATGCTCTTCGTGTAATATCAATTCCCACGTTAGTACGTCTTTTGTGATTGGGTTGTCTGCTTCACTGATTGCTTTTATTAATCTCAATCTAGTTCCTACTTCAATTTCGTACATTAATTCGCAATATAAGAAAAGCAAATAGAATATTATTGGTGGAACAACTATTGTTATTAAAACTTGTGGATACAACCAACCCAATACTACTACGTGAGCACTTGCTACAGCAATAGCATAGTTTCTCAAACTGTTTGTGTACTTAGTAACGTGGTTCATAATCTCCAAACATGTCTAAAGGTTCTAAATCATGGTATAATATAAATGGTCTAATATGAGGGTCGTACTCATTAGGTTCAAACAAATAGATAGGTGTATTAGGCCAATCTATGCCTTCACGTTGTGCATAATTATACACCATATAATATGCTATGAAAAGCCACAACAAAGGCACAACGAATAAAAATAAAACAAAAAAGTACATGGGAAATAATGCTATCAACAATAATAAATGTCCGTATGCTATTGCACCAGCATACCATTTTAAACTGCTAGTTACTTTGCTCAGCATTTTCTAGTTCTTGTTTGAGTATGAATCTGATATACTCATCTGCGTTAGTTAAATTATAATCTGTTACTATTGCAAATAACAAGGTCAAAAATACCAGTGTCATTACCACTGACAAATATAAGTTTATTCCGGCTGTTATTTTCAGCCACTTGATCATATGTTTCATAGGTTATTACATTATAATAGATTTTTTGTAATATGTCAACCGACTAGTTGTTTTGATTTACTGTTACTGAACAGCCACCTGAGTTATTACATATACCTGTAAGTGAGTATGTTGCTGTTGCTGATGTGACAT